TATCACCATTATTTAAATTAAAATTATAAATAAAAAAAATAAAAAAAAGTATATAAATTATCTATATTGTTGTTTTTTCAAAATATACGCTATTTTTTGTGCTAATTGTTGTTCATCAAACCCATTTCCAACGACATTTATATGTATGTCCCCGTATCGGTATGATGTTGATGATGGTGTTGAGGCAACAACTGGTTGAATGTTAGAAGGATTTGCAGAGCTCATTATATTGGTAGTGGCATTGATGTTTCTTTGGAGGTTTGGGAGCTCCTTTTTAATCCCGCCTGTAATGTTCTGCATAAAGTGCTGCCCCCATTTATCGTCATCTTTCATCGGTCCTTTATCGGGCGTGGTGTGCCCTAAATATTCTTTTGCTTTACCCGCTAAATCTTGTATCAAGCCCGTATATTCTGCTATTTTGCTTTTAATTCCATTGATTAAGTTATCTAAAAAGTGGCTTCCCCAAGTGTATGCGTCATTTGCTAAATTATCCCATGCGGTTTTTATGGTAGAATATGTTTCGTCAAAGATGGTTGCAATATCAGTTGGGAGCTCCGAAAACCATTCAATAATATTTTGTGGAAACGCCTGCCACTTTGCTATCTCTTGTTCCGCTAATGCTGTCGCTTCTTCTGTTGATAATCCCAATGCTTCGAAGGACTGTATAAGGTATTCTGATGATACCGACCAGTCCCCCGTTATGAACCCTGCAAATGAAGTAAGGACTGCCATTAATGCCATTATGCCCGATTCAAATATCGTAAATCCTCCATCATCAGCAAACCCTGTTAGGTGGAGCAATTCTCCCCCTAATATAGTGAATGCCGATGCGAGTGTCCCTACGGAGCTCACTGCCAACAATAATCCAGTCCCCAACCATGCCAATGCACCTTTTATGTCCCCATCAAGGAGCTCCGCCACAGGCATAATTGCAATACCCAATACGCCAAACGCCCGTCCTAATCCTTTAATATTCTTAATATAGGGGGCAATATTCTTTAATGATGATAAATTAGGGAGTTTTATATCGGGCATGTTGATTTTTGGAAGTTTAAGGTTTTTCGGTAGTTGGATTTCTTTGATTTTGAGCTTTCCAGTAAGTAGGTCTTTTAGGCTACTCCCTGCTACCACACTTACCGTCGTGGATGCTACGCTACCTACGCCCCCTGCTACTGCACCCATTTCTCCTGCATATTGGGATAACCCTGTATCTGCCATCCAGCTACCTATCCCATCAGTCCATTTCTCAATGATGCCCCGTTGGTCTTTATTTATGCCTACCAGCTCATCTAATTTATTTGTGCTGTTTTCGAGCCCTTTGTTCATATCAACCCGTTGTAAGTATTCGTGTAATCTATTTATTTTTTCATAATCCATCTTTGTATTGTTGGCTATCTCCTGTAATTCTTTATCGGATTTAGCATTTTTGATGGAATTTAACAAATCGTCTGTGTTTTTCCCATTCTGTTTGGAGTATAAGGATAAATCTGCTAATGTGTCCCCCATATAAGATACATCTTCGGAGCTCGGGAGATTCATCTGCATTAATATACTGGCATACTCTTCCGCCGTCATCTGTCCTTTTAGGTCGGGCATGTGTTCTCTTATCGCTTCTGCAACTTCTGTGTTTCCGTTCTGTATCTCTTCAACCATTGCATTTGATACTCTCAATATCTCGTCGTTTGTAGCTCCTGATTGTTCCATTGCCGAAATCATTCTGGAAATATCGTCCGCCCCTGACTGTCCTGACCGTTCAGCCGCAGCCATTAAAGCCAGTAGTTGTTTGGTGGTTTCATCATTAGAAGTCAATATATCTAATGTGTCTTTGTTGCTGTATAATACTGCATCTTTCAATTCATCGTTTTTAAGCCCTTGTTCCTTTCCTATTGCAATTAATTCCTGTGCCTGTTCCTTTGTAAGCCCTCTTTCTCTCAACATGGTCATTAGGTCATTATATTGCTCCGCTTCATTTCCTCCAACCATTCCCCCTGCAACAGATGCCACTGCCGATATAGTGTATTTATCTGACCATTCTTTTTTTAGGAGCTCCCATTCGCTTTTATCAACCTTAGCTTTTGCATTTATATTTGTATTTTTAATATCCTGAAAATTCTTTTTAAGTTGGGATAATTCTGCATCATCTATATTGAGATGCGAAGACACATTTTCAATATCTTGAATGTCTTTTAAAATAGTATTTAGGTTGCTGTTGAAGTCGATTGAAGCGTCAGTGGTTTTTAGCTCTGAAACATCACTTTTTACATCTTCTATATTTGATTTAACGGTGAGCTCACTATCTATCTTTTTAAGAGCATCAATATTTTTCTTTAATTTACTGTCTTCCATTTTTAATTTTAATTCTCCTTCAACAGTTATTTTTCTACTCATTTTTTCCCGTCCGTATTGTCTATTTGCACCATAAATCCAAGCCCGAGCCCAATTATCATAATTACCCAAATGGGAGCTCCAAGCTCATATAATACCAGCCCACAAGCCCCGCATAAAAGTAAAAAAGTTGAATAATTCATAATAAACCTCTCATTTGTAGCATTTCTTTTCTTTTTCTTATTGCAAATCCTGCGGTTAAGTGGAAATCCTCCTGCGATAGTGTCCTCGCCTCAGAAGGAGGGATATGCAGGAAATCACACACATAATACAATGAGGTTAAATCATCACTCTGAGACATCTCCATTATTGCGAAAATTACGATGTATCAGAGCTCCGTATTCTCCCATATATGCCTTGATTAGGTTCAATATTGTAATCGACGAATATTGTTCCACTTCTTCCACCGTAACCCCGAACCAAAGAGGAAAATATTTTTTTGCAAACATTAATGGCGTGGTTTCTTTATTTTGCAATTCCTCAATCATTTCCTTTTCAATAGATGAGGGGCACAATCTCGCTTCTATCTCTGTTCCATTTATTTTGATGGTGAAAGTTTGTAGGAGCTCCGCAACTTCTTTCAGGTTCTTTGCTTTATTTTTTTGCAATTTATCAAATTTATCGTCCAATTTTTCTAAAAATTCATTATTGTCCATTTATCCCGCCCTATTTTAAATCAATAATTCTATAACTCTGAGCAGTTAAGTCGAAACTTTTCGTTGCTCCTGAAATGTCGATGTCTAAGCTATTAGGCATTGCACCGTAGATAAGCGTAATCCTTTGAGGCGCATCTATCCCGTGTGCGGCTGTTGCTTCCATAGAGTAGGCAATCACTGCAATATTTCCACTCTTTGAAGCTCCATTCCTATACCTCGTATATGTGCCTCTTTCCTCAATCTCGCCCGTAAAATATGCGGTTATATTTATATCTCCAATAGTAAGGAGGTCTTTAAAGGAAAATCCAATTGATGAACCTTTTTCAATCTGTATCTTACTATAACTACAATCTACATTTATCTCTTCTTTGTCCTTATCTTCTTTTAATGATAATTCCGAAGCTCCACCCAGAGGCAAATCCAAATATAGATATTCAACCGTTATCTCATCCCCGTTTGCAGGAGGATTAGAAAACTTAATAGCTGATAATATTCCGTTCGTATGTGTCGCAGTGTAATCTGTGCCCTCAATTTTTGGAGCTCCATTAACTCTAACAATTTCACTTCCAAGCATGGCGTCGCCTTTCACTAAGGTATATGTTGTGGCTGTTCCATCTCCCGTATATGTATCCGTTTGGGGTTTCGCCCCAAATATTGCCAATTTTCCTGAACTCAATATATCGCTCTGAGTAGGAATATCAATTGCAAGAACCATATTATATCACACTCCTAAATTCTAATTTTGTATAGTCGTCCTCAAAAGATATGCCGTATAAGTATGAATTATACATAGACATAATTGCTTCAATCTTCTCCACTGTGTCTTCCTTGGGAGGCTTATCAAATACGACTGTCGCATCTACTACTGGCAGCCTATTTTCAATCACAACTGAAAAGTCCGCCTCACAGTGATAGTCCTGTGTTTTAGAAAGAGGGGACTTTATTTTAATTCCCTTGTCTTTGAGGTTTCTAATTATATTTTCTATTGTTTCTTTTGCCCTGCTATAATTCGTCATTGAATACCGCCCCGTCTATTTCATCACTACCATTTTCATCATTTGGGTTAATTTTTCCTTTAAGAAACTCATTTATTGCGTTTATATACATTTCCCAATATATGTTGTTCTCCTTTTCTTCGTCAGTTTCTCTTGGTCGGGTGTAGTAATAACATGCAAGGATTGCTATTATATCGACATCTTCAACCTGCGATGTTTTTATTGCCAAGTTAGCAGCTGAATTAGCTTGGTCGGGATTGGCAAATTCTTCATTAGCCTCCACTCCTAAAAGAGGCTTCACATTAGCTAATACTTCTGAAACTTCAACCATTATGCCCCTGTTATCTTAATTATTGCGTTCTTTTCATCTACAATTGGACATATTGCCTCATTTCCATACACTATTGTCTCCCTTCTGCTTTTGAATTCTTCCTTATCTACTACTACTTTTGTGGCTTTTCCAAGATATTGTATTGTCGAATCATTAGGGACTAAAAGTGGCTCATTAATTAATGAAGTGGTGATTATATTGTTAATTGCCCCCAAATCTTTCTTCACTAATGTAATGGGGCTTAATCCATAATCATTAGGATGCATTACCACTCCTGCTTTTTCAGTAGGCAATACAAGAGATATTGGTGCGGTGGTGTAGTTTTGTATCTTCACTATTGCATCAATAATATCTTCTGCAATTGTGGTGGGTTTTGTATCTGCGGCACTCCACCCTGCCTGTGCAGCCTGAGTTGTGCAGTTATCAGTGAGCTCCTTAAATCCATAATAGTTTTCAGACTTAACAATGATTTTTCCAATAAGTGTTGTCAATTTCGCAAATGTGGCAGTATCTAATGTTCGTGTAGGTCGTGTGATTTTTGCATTTAAATCAATTACTAATTTTGTAGTTTGGCTGACATTATAAGGTATTTCAATTGTCTCCATGCCCGTCTTTGCCAATATACTCTCATCAACGGTTATATTTTCAGTCCTGATACTTTCAGCATCTTTTTTAATGTTTTCAATAGGCATGATTTTTCTAATTATATTTTGAGTATCCATTATTTTTGGAATTCTTTGTTTTACGATTTCCGCTTCGGTGGCTGTTAATGCCATTGTCTCACCTATTTTATTATTATGTCTGCATATTCTCCTGCTATTCTAATTACCTTATATATGCCGTATGTGTTGTCTTTCACTGCATAGCCGCTCGAATTTGGGGCTATATAATCTCCTGCGACAGGTGTTTCTCCTCCTGCAAGTTTCACTTTTGCCACCCCCATTATTATTATATTGGACATACTACCTTGAACTAATGGGAGGGCATTTTGCATTACAACACCGTCCGCTTTTGCAGCTACTGATTCGGCAGGAGGCGTTGCGATAGCCACACCAGTTGGTGTTATTCTTACCAAGGTATATGGTTCTAATTCTGTCGCCGCTACGGGCATAGATATTATTTCTGTCATATTATCACCTATAAATCAAGGACTACTCCATTTGAATAATCTTCCTGTCCGCCCCCATTTGGAGGAGCTCCCCCTGATGCCTTTATTATTTTTTGTTCTTTTCTCAATTCGGCTATTTCTTTTATGGCTGTTTTCATAATCGCTGTGTTTTCGTCTATTTTTGAAGCCAATAATTCCATGCTGTCTTCATTATTTCCTTCTGTGTTTTTACTATCCTCCTGTTGAGATGCAAATATCTCATTTACCTGACTTTTTACAAGTTCAGGGAGCTCCTGATTCAACACATCTTTAATAATTCCTGCTATTTTTTCAGTATTCATTATATCTTCCTCTATTTTTTTCACTGATGCCAATATTGTATCCACCATTACTTGATGGTTTAATTTTGCAAAATCTACCTTTGGAATGGACTTAAAGCACAAAGCCAAACCTTTAAATTCATATTCTCCATTCTCATTCGTGCCCCATTCAAATGAAACTCCTTTAAAAACGGCTTCGGGATTGTCCTCCCACCCTTCTATTGCATCAGATATTTTATATGCTAAATTGTCTCCTATTGTAATCTTAGCATATAATCTTCCTTCCGTGTCGAAAAATACTTTATCTACTGTTCCAACAACAATTGGGATTTGGGAGTAATAATTATGGTCAATATTAACGGGCTTTCCTTCCATGGTTGGGGCATATTTTTGAATCCATTCCTTTGTGATTTCCACCCCATCAACTGTGGTTTCATCCAATACGGGCAATAATATGGATTTCATAATTCCACCAATTAAAAAAATATATAATTATTTAGGGGGCTCTCTTTAATAGGAGCTCCTTAATCAACTCCATCTGCCCCCTTAAATATGCTATTTCATGGTCTTGGAATTGGACTTTTGGCTTGCAATTCTTCTATCTTTTTAGTCGCCATTGCCAAATCTCCTCTTACTTTTGCAATCTCTTCTTTTGTATTGTCTGCATCAATTGCTTCTTTAATAATTGCTTTTGTTTTCAATGTTGCAATATCATCTTTGAGTTTTACATCTTCCGCTTCTTCTTTTGCTATTGCTCTAACCACATCTCGTGCGGTTGGGACAATTGCTCCTTCTTCTTTTTTACTGCCGAACAGTGCCATATTTTCACCTTATATTTTGTGAGGATAATCCCTCTATATAATATGGTGTAATTATACATATTTATACATTTGTTCTCTTAAAAGAATAAACATATAAATACAATAAGATATATAGAGTATAATGTGAATAAAAGGTGAAAATATGATTGCTCGACAAAAACAGATTTCATTTTATACTACATCGCATACGACAGGCAATATGATGATGACGCAAGAAATGGTGATGAATGAGGTGCAGAATACATTATCCGAACTACTTACGAGGTATTCTTACTCGGAGCTCTCTAAAAAAATGGACATGAGCCCTAACACGCTCCATAAGATAGCCTCAGGTTGCAGGTCTAATCTAAAAATAGACACGGTTTTAAAAATACTCCAAATGGGGAATAAATGCCTCGTAGTGGTGGGTGATTAGATGAACAACTCAATTATATTTTTAGTATTTGTTGCCATTGTGGAAATAATATTCTACATTCAAGGGGAGATTAGGAGCATGGCAACATTAGGGATTGTTGCGGCATTGTTTTCATTGATATTTTTTCTATCAACTTATCGGGGGCGGGGTAAGTTATTGCTTACATCTGTGCTGGACTATTGGAAACCTCCTCATCAACGAGTTCAAGCGGTTATATTGGGCAGTTCAGAAGCTCCAAACAGCACAGTCATTAGAGTTGAAACAAAAAATAAGGAAATACATACTAATGCGGGCAATAGAATCAATAATAGGAATACTAATAGCACACAAACTAATACCTCCCGCACTATCCCAATTATTAATAATCGTGATTGAATTAATTAAAATCATAGGTGGTTAAATGGCATTATGGAATAAAATTAAAGAACAATCCCCTAATCAAAATCAACCTGAACCATCAGCAGATGAAAGCGAAAGAATATTAAATCTAATAAATACTGCCTTTGGATTACCTGATGATATTAGGGCACAGGTAATTAGTGCAATAGATGAATCAATAGAAAAAGGACTAAATGGAGGCAGTCTTGACTACATCAAAGTAATAGAAGTTGCATGCGAAGGATACACAAAAGAGCAGATTGCAGAAGCATACGGACATCAATTATTGGGGGCATACCTTGCGTATATAATAATAACTGGAAAACCGCTTAAATTGAAGTGAAACGATGGACTACGAACAATGGGTTAAGGAGTTTAAGATGGAAGTGGCTCGTGAGATTGAAAAGGAGCTCACGGCAGAAGTGGATGACAACATACGGTATGGCTTCCAAAAGAAAAAATTAGGATGGAAACCATTGAGCAAAGATTACCAGCACTACAAAAAGAAGGAAGGCAGGAACACAAAAGGGCTGATATATCACGGTGCATTATTAAAAGCAACTGATAGCAAGGTAAATATTGAGGGTAAAACATTAAGGATTAAAGTATTTAACAATATGAACTATGCCGCAGACCATGAGTTTGGGAGTAAGAAGAAGAACATACCTAAACGACCATTCATAAAACCAGCATTGGAAAAAACCCAAAAGGAGCTCCCAAAAATCATTGAAAAAGTATTCAAAAGGATGAGATAATGTATATCACGGAATTAGTAAGGGAAGGGTTGAAAAAGAAAACATTTAATAAGAAGATTTTTTTAAAGCTCTGTAAAAAGTTGGAGCTCCCTATGCCTCAAAAATTAAATAAAAATAACTTCCCCGCACTCTTTTATGAAATAATAAATAAATTAAAATCTCTAAATATCGTGGAATTCTGCGAAATTACAATGGACTTACACACCATAACCGAAAAGCAGAAAGAGATATTGCTTAACATGGTTGAGCATCCAATTAGTGTATTAATCATAGGGAAAGGGGGCGGTAAGGATTTTATGATTTCACTGCTTTATAATTTTATGCTATTTCATGCCAGTTGCGATGAGGAATTATCAGAATTCACGAGAATAAACTTTGTTAATGTTGCACCAAATGACCATTTAGCCAATAATGTTTTTTTCAAAGAGTTTAAGGCATGGTTCTTAAAGTGCAAAGTATGGCAAATGATAGGGATTGACAGGAAGAAAAAACAAAGAGCTCCAATATGTCTATTAGAAACAAGGGCAGAACTCGGGGAAAAGATAACTTTATTTTCAGGCAATTCCAGAGCCACATCTTTTGAAGGTATGAATGCATTATGCGTTGTGGCAGATGAGGTAAGCGACCCCGACTTTAAGAATGCTGAACAATTATTTGAGCAGGGGATGAGCTCCGCAAAGTCAAGGTTTAAGGATAAAGCAAAAGTGGTAGCAATCACCTGGACAAGATTTCCAACGCCAAACCCAAGGGATGATGTAGGCTATCGGCTGTATCAGGACTATAAAGCAGTCGATGAGGCATATACATTCAAAGGAAAAACATGGGAAGTAAATACAAGAGTATCAAAAGAGGACTTTAAAGCACAATATCAAAAAAATCCAATACTTGCTCGGTGCATGTATGAATGCGAACCGCCAGAGCTCAACGCATACTTTATAAGTTTAGA